CTTCAGATGCAGCGTGACCGCCTGGCAGTAATATCCGATAACCCGATTTACGAAAAATGGTACGTCGAACCTGAGGATGAGGACGCGTTCTACGTGATGGCGAAGGTGTTGCTCAGACAGTCCATCGACTATAAGCGCTTCGCATAGCCCGGCTCCCGGGCTAGCATCTCCAACCCTCTTTAATCAACTTTTCACGTATATCCTCTATACGCTGAAACTCCTTTCTTTTTTTCAGGATGACTGACAACTGAGAGTACCCATAATGTGACGGAGGATAAAATTCACTGGGATACTTATTTCCAGTTAACGATTCGTACTCTTCCACCCTTTTGTCATGAGCATGACGCAAAGCCGGAAACGCCAATTCAGATAGCGCAATCATTTGTTCGCATAAATGCTCGGCCCTTGCGAGGTTATCGCCCTCTCCCCTCAGCTTGTAATATTTCTTGATATCCTCCTGAAGTCCAAAGTGAACCTGAACGATCTGCTCTGGGCTTAGCCAGCGGAGCTTATCAACCCATTCTTTATGGTCCATGCGTATCCCCCTCCAAAAAAAATCAGCATACCACGTAAATAAATTTCAATAAAAATCGCTTTAACAATCATGCAATTATAGCTTTATCGATGATAAATATCGTTTTGGCGATTGACTCAAATAATCGCTTTAGCTATTGTTAGTTCATCGAAACGAAACATCGACAGCTGAGCGAAGTTAGCCAGCGGCGGACAGCAAGTCGCCTGCTTTTTAACAACATGCAGATTTACAGCGTCAATGACCTGTTAAGACCCCTACACGTAAACGTGCTGTATCACCGGGTGCGATCCGGTCGGTGAGAGAGTATCCCCGCGCGAGAGCGAGAACGGCGTGAGAACAGGCAACACTGGCAGGGAGTTGGCGCTGATTCAACTTAGAGGAGCGATTCCAATGAAGCACTAAAACGGACAGACCGCGCAATCAAGCCGCAGTCGTGATGTGGCCCCGAGTCTTTATAAGAGCCAGACGCAGGTCCGAACTGCGACATACCGCTGGTCAGGGTTAATCGAGGAAAAGGGTATGCCGGTAAAGCAGCGCGAACGCCAGCCGCGCTCCGGTTATGAGCGGCGATGAGCGACAAGGACTCAAGGGCATGAGCGCGGCCACTGCGAGAGTGTGGCGAAGTGCTTTGGGCTGGCAGACGGTTATCAGCTAGTTGGTGAGGTAATGGCTCACCAAAGCGACGACGACCTTCCCTGCTTCATTGTTGGGAGCCAGCGCCAAAGCATTTCTCCTGCATCAGCGGGTAACGACAGAGGGTTTCATGGCAGACGACGATTATACGATGGGCGAGTTTTGGCGAGACATGAAGCCAGAACTTAGAGAACGGCGCAGGATAGCGCGCAACTCAGCACATGAAGGGATGAAGGCTTTCTTTCAACGTAATGGAGTTGAGTTCGAAGAGGGAGAAAACACTCTCATTTTTCGCACACCGCAAGGGACTGTTGCTTATTACCCGCCAAGCAAGCGGATGCAGCATAAAACCACATGGCGAACATGCAGCCCTACAGCATGCATGAATTACGTCAACAAACTCAGAGCCGCCTAACCAGCGGCTTTTTTCATACCTCAGTCGCTTCACCGAGGCGGCTTAGTTATGACAACCGGCGGCCATCCACCGCCCATTGAAACACTGAATAAATGCGTTGAAGTCTTGTATTAACCGTTCCGTTCGCCGCGATAAGGCCAAGAGGATTTATGAGCAATAAAGAATACGAACAGGCGTTTCCAACCCGCGATGATAATTACGACTCCAAATACTCTGGCCCGGGCATGACGCTGCGTGACTACTTCGCAGCCAAGGCTATGCAGGGAATCATCAGCAGCGAATGCAACTATGGAGCGTTTAGTGATTTAGCAAGCGATGCATACAGCATTGCCGACGCGATGCTCCTCGCTCGGGAGGCATCATGACAGTCACCCACAACGGCAAGCAGTACACCGCCAAAAAGCTCAACGATAACGAGTGGCAGCTGACGTCGGTATCGGCGCCGCGGGAAAAACTGGTGCTTAACCGCTGGCAGATGCATATCGCTGGCTTACTTGAGCAGGTGGAGAAGACATCATGACAATCAATCACCAGTTACTCCGCATGGCCCAGCAGAAAGCCCGTGACGCACGAGAACAGCGGAACGGTGCCAAGTGGATGGAAGCCAACGAAGAGATGAAGAGGGCCGCTGGGATGCCGTGGTATCGCGGTAATTCGAATCATCGCGGAGGTAAGTATGGACAAGTTTGAAGGAACGCCAGGCGCTTGGGATATAGATATTAACGGCCAGACCATTCTTTCAGATGCGGGATATAAAGTGGCGGACATCGACCTGATTCATGGGTCTGATTCTGATGTGGCTATTATGGTTGCTGCACCTGAATTGCTGGAAGCGCTACAGAAACTTCGCGTTTACGCAGAAGACGTCTGCGGAGTTTGCCCTGATGACTGCCACGAAGAACACCCGTTGATGCTTGCCACATCAGCTATCACCAAAGCCCTCGGCAAGTAATCACCACCCCCCCCCCATCTCAACCATCTGGCAGACCATCGTTGCCGGTTGGTGCACGACTAAATTTCAGGAGTTCAGCCATGAACGCATACCTCACTTACGACCGAATCGAAGATCTGCGCTGGATTGAACAGCAACTCACAGACGAGAAAGAGAAGTGGATCGACGACCGGGCGAAAGAACTGATCGCCATGTTCCCGAAATATGCTCTGCAAATGAGTAGCCTGTTTCTCCCAAAAGAAGCGCAAATGGCACTAGTCGGTGAAAAGGCAGAGGAAGCCTATAACGACTATGTCACACGCATCTGTTACGACCGCGCCGAAGAAGAGTGGGATCGCCTTCATCCAACCTGCCCATTTTAAGGAGGGACTATGAGCTTAACCCTTGTTGATTTCGTCAAACAACAGGAGCCGCTTTTCATTAAGGCGGCCACTGACGAGCGGATGGTGTGGGCGAAAGAAAGCCAGTTCGCCATCCAGTTATTTCAGAACAACGACTATCTCGCCAAAGTTGCATTCCAGAACCAGACCAGCACGCAGAACGCGATCGTCAACGTTGCGGCAATCGGCATTTCGCTAAACCCAGCTCAGAAGTTGGCTTACCTAGTTCCGCGTAAAGGGGCTATTTGCCTAGACATCAGTTACATGGGGCTGATGCACATCGCGCAGCAGTCCGGCGCCATTAAATGGTGTCAGTCGGCAATTGTTCGCAGAAACGACCAGTTCCGCCGCGAAGGGCTCGATAAGCCGCCGATCCATATCTACAACGACTTCGATACCGAAGAGCAGCGCGGGGACATTGTAGGCGCGTATGTAACAGTAAAAACTGACGATGGTGATTACCTCACCCATACGATGCGCATCGATGCCATCTACTCCATCCGTGACCGCTCAGAAGCGTGGAAGAAGTACAAATCCGACAATAGCAAGAAGTGTCCATGGGTCACCGATGAAGAGCAGATGATCCTCAAGACGGTCGTGAAGCAGGCAGCAAAATACTGGCCTCGCCGTGAACGCCTGGATGCCGCCATAGACCACGTTAACACCGAGGGCGAAGAAGGTATCAACTTTGCAGCAGAGCGTCAGCCTGAGCGCGATATAACGCCGCTTAGCGAAACCACGCAGAAAGAGATTAACGACCTGCTTGTCTCCTTGGATAAGACATGGGATGCCGATCTTCTCCCTCTCTGTTCACGCATTTTCAAACGCCCTATTTCGCAGCCAGCCGACCTGACAGAACTGGAAGGTGTTAAGGCTCTCGGGTTCCTCAGGCAAAAGGCAGCAGCATGAACGCCAACCCACTTATGCCAGGTGAAAAATACGGGCACTTAACCGTCAAAGAATACTCGCACATGCTGAGAGGTAGAAGGATGTATCTATGTCTTTGTGTGTGCGGTAATTCCTGCCATAGGGCCGCAAATCAGCTTAAAAGCAACTCAATAAGCAGCTGCGGATGCATGACAGGAAAAAACACCACTCACGGCCAGCGCAATACCCGCGTTTACAGGATTTGGAGCGGGATGAAAAATCGCTGCACGAACCCAAACAACAAAGACTTCGAAAAATACAGTCAGCGCGGTATCTGCGAAAGATGGCTGACGTTCGAGCTATTTCTTGAAGATATGGGTCTCCCTCCTACGCCCAAGCATCAGCTTGATCGGAAGAACAATGAAGGTCCGTATTCTAAAGATAATTGCAGATGGGCAACTGTTACCAAGCAGGCGGAAAACAGATGTACATCGTTTTACTGGTTTGTTGATGGATTGCGTTTTGAAAGCGTCGGAGCCGCGGCGAATCATTTTGGCGTGAAACCAGCAACCATCCACAAATGGTGCCATGGCTACAACAATAGAGGGATTAACATCCCGCCAAGAGCCAACTGCCGTAAGGAGAGGAAATATGGATAACAGGTGGCTCATTAAATTTGAGCAAATATTTGGGCCAATCGCACAAATTGAGCAAGGTAGCGAGACATGGGCAAGAGCGAGACTCGGAGTTATTACTGCCTCTGACGCTCACAACGTCATCGCCAAGCCAAGATCGGGAAAGAAGTGGACAGACATGAAAATGTCCTACTTCCACACCTTGCTTGCCGAGGTATGCACCGGTGTAGCGCCAGAGGTTAACGCCAAGGCGCTGGCCTGGGGCAAGCAGTACGAGGAAGACGCTCGCGACCTCTTCGAGTTCACCACAAGCGTGAAAGTCACGGAGTCTCCGATCCTGTTCCGTGACGAGAGCATGCGCACCGCGTGCTCCCCTGACGGACTGTGCAGTAACGGGTTCGGCCTTGAGCTTAAATGCCCTTTCACCTCCCGAGACTTCATGAAATTCCGCCTTGGCGGTTTCGAAGCCATCAAGTCTGCGTACATGGCCCAGGTGTAGTACAGCATGTGGGTTACCGGAAAAGACGCCTGGTTCTTTGCCAACTACGACCCGCGCATGAAGCGCGAAGGTATTCACCACGTCGTCGTTGAGCGGGATCCGCAATACATGACCGATTTCAACGAAATGGTGCCGGAGTTCATCGAGAAGATGGACGAGGCGCTGGCGGAGATCGGCTTCACGTTCGGGGAGCAGTGGAAATGAAACGCACCCCCTTCTACCTCAGGCCCGGGCGAACCGGGCAATTCTCCGGTCTCCGTGAACGCGTTATCTGGATGATTCAGACGAGCGGGCGACCGGTCAC